AGTGTCGTCACGCCGGTTCTCCATGAGCGAACACTCCAAGTTCCGGCTTAACCTTCGGAACTTACTTCGTTACCAAATCGTAGGTCGTGTTGATTTCTTCCTGCTCTGCGCGTTCCTCTTCGATATTGCGCTTGTGGAAGATGCGAGCAAGCTTACGGGAGATACGCTTGTTCATTTCGAACTCGGTTGCCATACGGTTGACGATTTCCTTGATGTTGTCTCGCTCCGCTTCCATACGGGTAAGCGAGTTGGAAATCTCCTGTAGGCAGTTCTTGATGGCGACTTTCTGCGCCTGTGTAAAATTAGCCATGATCGTTCCTTAGTAGGTAGAGAGGTCTTTTTCTGCTGCCACGTAGTATTCTACTGGCTTCTCGGTGTGTTCGAACTTCGTGAGTCCCTTACAGAGTTTGACGCGATAGTTGCCATCAAGCATCTTCCAGTTCTCAACCTTAATCACGTAGACGAATTCCTTGTCTGTCTTACCAATCTCGGTAGAGGACATGTCAGAAGCATCGTCCTTCGGATCGTTCGATTGAATGTAGATTCTTGCGCGGTCGCCACGGAAGATCATGAACGGCGATCCGGAGATACCCGCACTCTTGCGCTGCCAGAGTAGGTCTTCTGCGCTCAGTTCGAATTCATGCTCCGGATGATCCATGGACAGTTTCTTGTCCGGTGGAATCGCGGTAATGATCTTAGGCGACGAGAATGTGATGTAGTCCTTGCGGCGACGGTCGGTAGACTTGATGACCAGACGATTAGGTTCAAACTCCAACTCCGCGTCCTTGTACAGAGACAGCTTTGCGAGCAACTTGTTCAGGTCGTAGATACCAAAGTCGGAAGGGAAGGACTCTACCACTCTAGCGTTTGCAAGGATAGTCTTTCCTGTTGTAATGGTCGCGAGTTCGCTTCCCTTCCGAAACATCATGGTCTGGTTGAGTGTCGCAAAATTCTTGAGGATTTCCAGTGTCAGTTCACTTAGCTTCATAATAACTCCAAGGTATGCATCATTATATCACGGTTGGATCAGTTTCACAACCTTTTTCTCAAGGTCTTCCAACGTAGTTGAATTAGTGATTTCATCATCGAACGTCTTGCCGATCCATGCCCACTCGGAGTAATGGACATTAGGATACCGCTTCATGTGCTGCATACTGCCGTCCCAATTGGTAGAGACATTGTAGGCTTCCGCAGTATCATACCACTCGGGTTCGGGACCGCGCTTCACACGGATAACCTTACCACCGTTGTTACGGATCAGGTCAATCTCGTTAGGAAAGCGAACGTCAGCGAGGACGTAGTTCTTAGCCGGATCAGTCCGTCTAAGGAAGGAAAGCACCCATACGTCTGTGTGGAACACGTTTCGCCCACTCTCTGTTCCCATAAGCTGCAAGGCGAGTCTAGGAGAAAACTCTCGCCCCAACTTCTCAGACCACCATGGATCAGGAGTCTCACGCCACTCTCGCGACTCCTTCGTATCACCTTCCAACATCTTCCTATCCCAACCGAAGATAGGAGCAACTGCGTCCTTCACTGCGTTCGCAAAACTTTCCTTATGGAAACCGTACTTATGAGTGAGAATGTCTGCTACGGTTCCCTTGCCACTGCCAATAAACCCAACAAATCCAATGATCATATTATAGAGTTCCCACGTAGTTTGCAACCGCTGCCATGTCACCAGTGAACGCATAGGTTCCAATGTGGTGAGTCTTCATCCATGGGCAGAGCCAGATTTCACCACCAACCTTGCGCCACAACTGGCAGAACATATAGTCTTCCGACAGGTAACGCATCGTGCCGTTGCCAATGTAGGAATCCTTCGTGTCGATCACGGTGTCGAAGTAAGCGTGAATCATACGGCTACCATCGAAGTTGGCTTGTCCGACATGATCCGGCTTGTATTCGATACCGGGGAAATTCTCGCGCAGCTTGTCGAACACTTCGCGCTTGACTAGCATGTAGCCTGTGCCGATTTCCAGAACGGAGATAGGTTCACCAACGGAGAACTTCTCAGTACCGGGAACTGGATTGAACACAAAGTCACCCGCGACCTTCTCAAGTTCCGCAGGCTGAATGTTCGGATTCTTTTTGATAGCTTCGATGACGCTACCCCACTTGATGCTCTTTTTCGGATATGGACCGCCGATAACGTCTTTCTTAAGAGCGATAAGAGCAATAACATCACGCGGGTCGTAGTGAATGTCCGCGTCGATGAAGAGAAGATGCGTGAAACCGGAGCGAAGGAATTCGTCTACCAGATAGTTTCGTGCGCGGGTAATGAGGGATTCGTTGAAGATGAATGAGAACTTAACTTCGATTCCATACTGTGCGCAACATGCTTGTAAGTCTAATGCTGATTTAGCATACATGCCGTGGCACATTCCACCGTACATCGGTGTCGCGACAAAGAGTTTGACTTTGCGCAGTTCGTCTACAGAAATTTCAAGCTGCATATGATAACTCCACTCAGGAAAATGACGATCCAAGTATATAGCATAGTTTACATCATGCGTGCGGGAAAGTCAAACAAAAAGGGCAGGATGTTGAGTCCTGCCCTTTTGTCGTCAGATGACGTTAGGATTAGCCGTTGAGGGCTTCCAGAGCGATCTGCGTCCGACCGGCGCGGAGGTTGCGCATGAAACGCTTCGACGGCGTGCCGTAACGATAGACGTTGATCGTGCGACCTTCGTAGGTCTTGCGGTTGCGATAGATGGGATGACCCTCTAGGCGCAGAGCGTTGACCGTCTTAGTGACGGTTGCAGGAGACACATGGAAGCGTGCCGCAGCCTGCTTTGTGGTGAACGTATTGTACACCGGATTGTCGAAGCTGCGAAGCAGCTTTTCACGTAGCGAAAGACTCATAGATTAGAACCTCAATCAAATCCCGCAATTCACATTAGAGAGAACGGGCTGCGGTATTACCCATTACACGTATCATTATAGCAAAACGGGAGAGGTTTGTCTAGACTGTTTCTCGCGGTAAGAGTATGACTCTCTTATTCATCTTACGAGCATAGCGGACGGTGTACCATGTTCCACTGCGCTTTTCTTCCTCATTAGACTTAGGCGCAGCGATTAGACCGATTGTAGCATCTACAATGCATCGGTCACGTTCTAAGTATTCTTCGGGTTCCAGAATCATATCCGCACCCTGACAGTATGCACGCATGATGCGCTTCACTGGCGGGTGAATGATGACATGACAGCCAACGCGCAGTGCGATATCATGCGCCTCTGCGTCTGCACCTTTACAATCACCATGATGCAGATAGACCGGATCACCCTGTAAGACGGCAGCGGTCAGCACCGTTTCGAATGTCTGTTTCTGGAATTCCGACATACCCTGACGGGTGCCAGTGAATCCAATATGTCGCACGGTCATGATTCGGCACTCTCTTCAAGTTCGCGAATGAGAATATCCGCCATTGCGACGGTATCTTCATCAATCACGTAGGAGTCGAGCATGTCACTCCACTGCGCGTTTTTCTGAACGCGCCGCACTATCTCAAGTGCGGCAGCGTAGTCATCTATGATCTTTTTGAGGCTCATGATCAGGCTTCCGGAACAAGGAACTGATGGTCAGCAATCGTCTGGTCGAAGATGGCAGTCGGAGACTTCGCTGCCTTGATCTGCGCATAAGTCACCGAGGTCTTGCGGTCGAACGCATCGACAACGTAGCAAGCCTGCTTCTCGTCCTTGTAGATCGAAACCGGAGTCTTGTACTTCGCGGTGAGCATCGTCACCATGTCTTCGAACTCAGTCGCTTCCGGCATTCTGCCTTCGGCTTCCACCTTGAACGCTTCAACGTCAACCTTAGTGTACAGGTCGAGGAATGCGGTCTTCGTTTCGGCATCGAACCGGTTGAGGCACTTTTCGATTGCCTTCATGCGATTCTTGCGGAAGATCTTGAATGCCTTAGTGATATGCACAAGGCGGCGCGTGGAGATAATCTCGTCCACCGCACCATCCTTGAAGGACTTGCGAATGACTTCTGCCCAAGTGACCAGACGATCAATGAAGTCATCGTCCGACACTTCCAACGCTTCGAAGTTCTTCGCGAGGATGCGCCGTTCGGTCTTCGCATCCGGATAGTCTTGCTCTTCCGTAAGAGCAAAACGCTCAAGCATGGCTTCGTTCATGACGTTCGCACCGAGGTAGCGACCGTCCGCGTCACCCTTGCCCTTAGTATTCGCAGTCGCAATGACGTTGAAACCGTAGGTAGCGTGAATCACTTCGCCCGTCTTTTTGTCGAAGTACGGCTTGCCTTCCAGAATCGGTTGCAAGCACAAAAGGTCTTCGGTTCCAAGGTCAACTTCATCCAGAAGCAACACAGCACCGCGCCGCATTGCCGTGATAACCGGACCTTCGCGACGAATCGTGTTACCGTCAATGAGTTCGTAGGAACC